TCAACGTCTGGAGCAACTGAACTAATTACGTCGTTGTATTGTTTCATACGACTTTTGACTGCTGCCATCTGATCAGTAAGCGCATTCGGATCTGGGTTCAGAATAGGATCAGCTTCATATTGACCTTCATACGAGGCAAGCCTGTCCTCTCTTTCTAAAAACTTTCTTATGTTGCCAGAGCTAATCATCTCCGCAGCCCTTTCTGGGTTGTCTTGCATGTATTGAGCAACACGAACTCGGTTTCTCTCTTCGCCAAAACCGCTATCTACGCCAGTGTCAAAATATTCGCTCTCAAAACCCTCAATTCCAGTTGCTTTTTGAGCAATCTCTGGATCAAACATGGCGGTATCTCTAGCTGGCCCTTGTCTAGAAAGGCCACCTGTCGCAGTCGGCGTGTAGCCTTGAGCCAACAAAGCTTCGTACTCCGACATTGGCATACCAACTAAATCGCCTTTATATATTGTTTCTAGTTTTCCGGGCCTTTGTTGAGTCATACCGCCATACAGCGCAGCGGTTGCTTCTCTTCCAGCATCAGTCAACCTAGGCCCACTATCTGCCATGCCAAAACGACGCTCAGTAGTTATGTAAGGCACCTGTTGCCCCATATTCATGTTCACAACACCGCCAGCGTACATGCCTTGTGGCGGCATTTGAGGAGGCATAGGCGCTCCTTGAGGCATCTGTTGAGGCACACCCATAGCCTGCTGCATTTGAGGAGGTGGAGGTGCCAAACTAGCAATACCCTGCTGAACAATCTGGTCTTTAACAGTGCCTTGAGGTTGATTGTTCTGCTGGCTCTCAAAACGTTTTCTCATATTTGATCGGCGCTGTATCTCGCTTACGACCAAAAACTGAGGGTAGCGGCCATCGGGCCTTTGAGCCATCTGCTGCAAAGCTTGGTCAGGCATACCTTTAACATCGTCTTCAGCCTGAATAATATTTTGCATAATTAAGTACCTAACGCTTTATAAAGACCAACGCCACCTATACCCGCGCCAAGAAGCTGTTGACCAGTTGAAGGCTGTACGCCATAGCTCGCCATAGTGCTACCGGGGGTAACAGGTAAGCCCTGAAGCATATTGCTAAAGAATCCAATCTGCTCTCTTGGGAACGCTTGCTGACGCAAGAAGTCTTGATAACCCATATCAAGGCTACGCTGATCCAGACCACGCTGTATCTCACCAGCAGCTTGTAGGTTGCGAAGCCTGTCAAATGCCATCGCCTGCTCTTGACCGCCAAGGGAACTAAGTAATCTTGCAGCATCTAAAGATTGTCCTCGACCAGCTTGATCAGCTTGTAGGCCAGCCAATCCTAATTGCGCTCTGTCTTGTGCTGACCGGACATTAAACTCTCTAGCCTGCATTGCAGCTTGATTTTGAGCTTGATCCATACGCTCTTGAGTTTCTGCGGCAGACAAGCCCAACTGTGCAGCCTGTTGTTTAGCTTGCTCTCTTGCTTGAAAGACAGCCCTAGCTTCTTGTTGCTGGAACTGTTGCGCTTGTTGAGTTTGACCAAAAGCCTCTGAACGGAATCTTTGAGCAGCCTGATTGGCCGCTTCCTGTTGTTGTGCAGCCGAAAGACCTAGTTGCGCCGCTTGTTGCTTGGCTTGCTCACCAGCATCAAACGCTCTTTGTGCAAACTGCTCTTTTTGAGCCGCGCCTTCCATTGTCTGACCCAACGCTCCTTGGCGAAGCTTTTCTTGAGCTTGTCTTGCCGCATCTTCTTGTTGTTGAGCCGTCATGCCAAACTGTGCGGCTTGTTGCCTTGCTTGTTCTCCAGCTTGGAACGAATCAACAGCCATCTTTTGTTGAGCTTGTCGAGCTTGCTCAGTAGTGCTAAAGGCAGATTGCCGTAGTTGCTCTGCTTGTTGTTGCGCTTGTTGTTGCTGAGTGCCTGTTTGAAGACCAAGCTGCGCTTCTTGTAGCCTTGCTGATCGGTCAGCCTCAAACGCTTGTTGCGCCTGTGCAAACGCTGCCGCACCGCCTTTAGACTGTATATCAGCGAGCTGTTCTGAAAGGTTCTTTTGCCTTTCAGACTGCATAATTGCTTCTCTGTAACCGCCTAAGCCGCCAGCTTGAGTAGCTTGATCTTGTATGCCTACCGCTTGAGCGCCAGAAGCCTCTAAGGCTTTGCGCTTTTCTATGTCCGTAACCATCTGCTGATAAGGGTTCATATAGCTTTCTAGCGTTGCCGCATCAGCTACTGTTCCTGCTTGAAATCCAGAGCCGAAATCACCCTGCCCTGTGTATTGAGATTGCAAGTCTCTAGCTGCGTAATCTTGACCTAGCTCTCGCGCCACATATCCCGGATCTATGTCACCAGCAGCATAACCGCTGGTTGATGTAGTAGGTGAAAATGTTGAATCTCTTGATCCAGCAGTGTAGCCAGAAGCCATAGTTCCGGGACTGTAGGTAGGGGTCAAGGTGCCTGCGCTATATCCCTGCGTAAGCGAAGCATCAGTTGGCGCTGTGTAATCAGAAGCTACAGTGCCAGCTTTGTAATTAGAAAACTGTTGTTGAGGATTAAACCCAGCGGCAATGTTTGTACCCATGTTTGTGGGTTGATACCCTATCTGAGTGGCTATATCGCTTGCTGACCTGATCTGTTGTGGAGCGCCAGCCCCAGCCATCTCAGCCATGCCCGTCATTGCGGTAGTTTCAAACGGGTTGAAATCAGATATTCGCTGACCCTGATAAGTATCGTATGGGCGAGTGCTTTCGTAGACTGTACGACCTAGCATCTCTTCATAGAAAGGCTGGGCATACTCAGGAAGATTTGTTTGTGTTACTACACTTTCGCTTTGTTGGACGCCGCCACCGCTACCTTTACCCATCTTTCAAACTCCTCTCGTAAACGACATAAGACCGCTCAAATCCGTCCTGTTGAAGCCATTTCCAGAAGCCCATCCTAGCAGTAGCCTCTATGCCATCACAGTTATTATCTTTAGCCCAATCAGTAAATCTTTCTAGCATGTCCCAAACCCAATCGTTGAATTTGTCACCACCCAAAAATTGCACTGTAAGCATCTTTTTTCCGGGATACGACACAAGTTCTGTGGTGCCTACTCCGTCTATTTTGTGTTCTGCATCAAACGCTAACCAAAGATGTTGATGCCCTAAAGCTATAGAGTTGAACAAAGACTCTTCATTCCATCGGCCTTTTGATCTAACGATGGCTTTTAATAACTGACCTCTAACATCGGGCCACAACGTTTCTATATAATTCGGTGGAACCATTGTTATGGTGTGAGTTATTTCTCTTGGCTCGGTTTTTTTTCTCACCTTTGGCTCGCGGGATATATCTCTAACCCTTGATTCATCAAAGTTTAGTAGCTGGTTCATGCTGGCAATGCTCCTCCAGAGCGAAGAGGAGCAGGTTGCTTAGTGGTTCCTGTTTTTTCGGTTCTTACTCGGTCAAGCATACCATCAAGCTTTTCAACCCCAGAGTCGGTGCTTCCGTCACCTATAGAGGAAACAACATCCGCAGGAACAACATACTCGCCGGGAGACAAAGCAACAGGTGCTTGCCCAGCGATGGTGCCTTTAACACGATCATCCATGCCGCCGCCTTCGCCCTCTATTTTGCCCTCAGTCTGCGGCTTGCCGTCAGAAACGGAAGCAAGGACTTGCTTTCTAAGCATATCAAACGCTTCGCTTCCATATTCATCTAAAAACCTTTGAATAATTACATCAGAGTCTTCTTGAGAAAATCTTCCTAAAACAGCCATCATTGTTTGCTCTAACAGAGGATCTGCTGAAGGAGCTTTGCCGCCTTCTTGCATTCCTATGTATGAGCCAGTGTAATCAAAGTCCGACCCTCTCAATTGGTTCACTTTTGAAGGAGCTTCTGCATTATCCAAAATTGCTGACGAAGCCCTTGAGTCGCCGCCCATATTAGGCATAGAACCAGCGCCTTGACCGCCAGCCCGAAGCTGCCTGATGTATTCAATCATTGCCGCAGAGCCGCCGCCGCCGCCAGCCTCGCTGCCTATCTCAAGGCCAAGTTCAGCCAAATCTATATCGCTCATCTGGCTATTTAACAACGCATTTGTTCCAGCCATTACGTCTTCTGAACCTGCGGCACCACTAGCATCGCCAGATCCTGTAGTGGTTTCTTCTGGAATTCTTTCTCTAAAATAACTAATCTCAGGGCCAAATCCGGGCCGATACTCGACCTCGGCAAGCTCTTCTGCTGTCTTAGCTACTGGGCCTCTAAGTTGTGCTTGTCTTGATGCAGCAGAACCGTAGCCGAACTTAACGTTAGGGCTACCGAACCTTCCACTCATATTACTTCTTTTACCTACCTCACCGCCCATATTCATACGAGCAGGCTGCATTCCTAGCATTCGAGCTTCAGATAACTGACGTTGATACTCTTGAGGATTAAGAGAAACCAACCCACCATTTGCGTAATTGCTTGGGTCATAAGCAGCATACCGACGATCAGCGCCAGATACGTCTATGCCAAAATCTGATCCTGCCTGACCAAGAGATGTTGAAAGAAGGCCTTCCGCTCTTTGCTTTCGCGCTTTTTGATCAGCCTCAAACCTTCTTCCAGCCGCTTCTTGAAGATCCATCATCTCCATCTGTGATCTTTGACCTTCGCCAACAGCAATAGGTATTAAAGAGCTACCACTCATCAACTGCTTGCCAACAGCACCGGGATTGGTAGCCATTGCTCCTAATCTGCCTCCAAATCCTTCTCCTCTTACAGCTTGAGCATAATCAGCCGACTTAGAAGCTAAAACATTTTCAGCGTTTGAAAGGGCGGTATTGGCCGAAGCTAAATTCAATGCGGTTTCTTTGGCTGCAACATCACCGACACCTACACCTAACTGAGCAAGAGCATCAGCTTGACCCGCTTTTGCAGCGGCTTCACCAGCTATCTTAACGCCTTCCTTGGCGGTTCCAACTCCTGCGGCAACGTCTTTTACGCCTTTCGCAGCATCAAGCCCAGCGCCTAACGCCTTACCGATACCAAATCCAGTAAGACCGCTAACTAAACCTTCTTTAAGGTCGCCAGTTATAGCCGCAGTTGTAAGACCAGAACCAATCGCACCAGCAAGGGCCGAACTCATTCCTGCTCCTCCCAGTATGGTGCCAGCACCAACACCAGTTAATGCAGCAGAGCCAAGCATACTACCCAGCAATGGTGCCAAAAAAGGCAGAAACGCCTCTGGCTGTCCAGTTACAGGGTTTGTAGTAAGTCTTCCTCCGGGCGCGAGAGAGGCTATCCCTTGAACCTCTGCTGGGTTCATATGAACCATCATACTGTCGCCGTAACGTCCGTACTGAGCCATCTGCTCTGCTTGTGGCTGCAATGGCGCTGGCTGCAACTGTCCGTTTACATAATTCATTAACTTGTCTCCACCCCGAATAGGTTAAAGCTTACATTGGCGGCACTGGCATACACCTTCACCACATCTGTTTGAGCAAGGCATATACCTATTACAACCGTCCTTGTGGTGGTTGCAGCAAGAGCCTCATCAAAGAAAATAAATTGCTTGTCATCTGCTGATGCACCAGCAACGTGAATGCTTACTCTGAATGTAACTCCAGAGCCGCCACGATTACATATTACCAGAGAGCTAACTGTGGTTTGTGCAAGGTTTGGAGCTGTATAAAGAGTTGTTACTGTTGTTGCAGAAACGTCAGCTTGACCTAAAACTTTAATAACGTCTGTCACGATGCCCCCATAAGCAAGAACTGAAACCTACGCATAGCAAGAGAACCCTCTTTGTCACCTTGAGTCTTTGCCAACGTCACATCATTTTCTATTTGATCAAGAGCAAGTTCCATAGTGCGTCGAGCCAAAGCCTCTTCTTGTTGATCGTATTCCGCTCTGGGTATTGGTAATGGAGTGGTTCTTGTTCCAGACACTAGCGCCTTCCGTCTGGACGTATATCAAAACGAAGATCACCAAGTCGCCAGCCGTACCCAGAACCAGAGCTTTCAAGCCTAACAATAGGGTGTCTAGCTCTTGCTCTTACATGATTCTGTCCTGTAGATGATGTCACGGTTGCCGTGGCTAATGTGCTTGTGGCAGCTAAAGGAAAGTCCTTGCCCTTTATGGTCATATCTATTTGCGCTTCAGATGTTGTTCCACTAAACGCAAAGTCAGGAATAATCCGACTAATCATCATAAACCTTTCGCCATCTTGTATTTCAAGATCACCACTTTCTACAAAGGCGGTCATTGCTGACCCGTCATCGTCATGCCCAACTTCGTGAGAATAAAGATAATTATCGTCTGTATTTGCAATTATTGACGAAGCAAGGGGCTTCTCTCTTGTCCCAGCACCGCACCACGCACCTCTTTCAAGGGTGCCTACACTCCAAAGATTTTCTGAGTAGTTAAAGGAAACGTAGTTTGTTATTTCTGTTTGACCGCTGCCAATAGGGTAAAACCATGTAACTTCTGAAAAAGCATTGTTTTCAGCAGCAAACACCTTGAACGCTTGATCTAAGTTGAGATTAGAAAAAACATGCTCTTTTACGGAGCAAGGAAGTGGTTGCACAGAGCCGTTGTAGACATAGAAGCCGCCTTTGTCCATGAAGTATACAGACCCCCTAGCGTTTACAGCGGCGTTAGGGCTGATCATTGATATGTCAGAGCTTATCGTTTGAAACTGAAATGTGAACGGAGCGCCAACAAATCTCATAGAGTGCAAGCTTACATCGGTAAATATAAGTATTTCTTGTCTGCCTTGGACTGCCCCGACAATTTGCGAACCTGAATTAATTCTTACGCCGCCAGCCGTGTTGGTTGCTGTTGGCGTCCAATCTGCTGCGTTTTCTTGATCTGAAAACCGGACAAACAAAGGATCAATTGCGCTTGAACCTATAGGGTTAGAGCCAAAAGCAATGACATGCTGATCTATATCACTAACCATTACCTGCAAAGCAATAGTTGGAGTATTTGAAGCGCCAGCAAGAGAGGATATATTTACAGCCCTACTACCAGTACCAGCAGATTCATCCCAATAAAAAATTCCACCGCCTCGGACGTTAAACACCAAGTCCTCACCAAATACATCTTGACTAAAAAGACGTAGTTGCCCAGCAGCCGAAATACTACTAACGCTACCAAAAGCCGTCACACCCCAACCAGACGTACTCCAGCCAGTGCCTGTAACAAAAGCGTTTGTTCCTGTATTGATCTGATATACCGCTACAGTTGAGCTGCCGCCACTACCGCTGTCACTAGAGTTCGCGGTTACAGTCGTGCCTGCTGTGTCTTTTGCTATAATGGTGAACGTGTTTGTTGTAGGCACAGAAGCAACCTGATACTCCTGATTCAAAACCGCTGCGGTCACATTACCGCCTAAAGATGCCGCATCGCTAAATGTAACGAAATCATTTACCACAGCGCCATGAGCAGTCTCAGTCACCGTAATTATTGATGAATCATTGGTTGCCGCAAATGTAGCGTCACCCGCTCCAGTGGTTAGCCTAATTGGCGTAACGTCGTTAAAAAGATCACCGGAAACCACATAAAACTTAAGGTGTGTGCCAAGACCTATGTATCGTATTGACTCAAGAGACGCCCAGTCTCTTATTGATCGGCAAACTCCTAAAAATGATGATTCAGAAAACTTTACCCAGCCGCCTATTTTTTCAGGGCGACCCTGCCTAAATCTAATTTTATCAGCATCAAACCACCCCGCGTCAGCAGAATACTCTGTGCCTTCTTTGTTTACGCCGGGGGCAAACTTGATTTTGCTAAGAGCCATCTTTAGCGCGGCCCTCTTTGTCTACGTCTACGCTTCTTCTTGCTGGACTTTTGATCAGGTTCAGCAACTTTTTTTCTACCCTTCTTGGGTTTAGTGACAGTTTGAGTTCTTGGCTTTGGAGGAGTGCCTGAATTACGCGCAATCATTTCATCGTTAATTCTTTCAAAAGCTTTTGGATCATACGACATAAAAGGAGGGATGGAAGACGGTGCGGTTACTGCCGCCTCTACAGGATCAGAAGAGTTGCCTATCTGCTCTCTTATGTTTGCAATAACAGAAGGATCAAGCATCCCACCTATGCCTCCCTCCATGCCGACTCCCGGAAGAAAATCACTACCGATAGGTGCGGCTGGGGGCAAAGGCAGCGATGATGGCGTTAACAGTCCACCAAGCTTCCCAGAAAAAGGCACTGTCTCTCCTCGCATCACACCACTAGCAAGGCCTCCTCCTGTTGGAGCAGCCGCTGCTGCTAGTTCTTCATACCCCGCATCACCGGGAGCAACTGCATTAGCAAATATACCGCCCATACCACGCAGGCTGTCACCAAGTCCGATTTCTGGTTCTCCAGCAGCGGGTTGAGCAGGCATATTAAGTGGAGGTAAAGAAGGCTCGCCGGGAGCTAAAGATGCTTGACCCATCTGAGCAATGGCAGCATTTATCTGTTCTTGCGTCGGAGGAACAAAGCCCATTTCAGAGCCGCCAGCTATCGGCGCTGCTTGAGGCGCTGTTTGAGCAGGGGCAGCAACAGGAGCAGAGGCAGGCCCAGTTGGCAAAAATGTTCCGCTTTCTGGGTCAAAAGATCCGGGCATAAAACCACCCATCCCTTCGCTGCCAACATTAACTCCAGACCTTATTCCAGCCATGACTTCTTCTTGTGTTGGAGATGCAGAGCCAGTTTGAGCTTGCCTCATGTCGCTCAAAACTGTTTGAGTGTCATCCATATTGGGCAAGTCGTACCTTGTACCAGCAGGGCCAAACAACCCACTTCTATCTACAAAAAAATCAGAATCCCTATCAAACAAATCAAGCTCTAAAGCTTTAGCTACCTGTTCTTCGCCTAACACTCCACCAGCACCCGGAGCTGATTGAGGATTATCTTTATAGCCCTGCACTATCTCTTCAGGGGTCTGAGGGTCAAGCTTCGCGTTAGCAGCCTCAACAGCAGCAGCCTCCGCAGCAGCGGTAGCAGTTTCCGCAGCCGCAGCATCTGCCGCAGCTTGTTCTGCTGCTATACGATCAGCCTCTGCTTGTGCAACAGCAGCCTGTTCTGCTGCAATTCTATCTCTTTCTGCTTGTGCAGCAGCTTCTGTGGCAGTAGCTTCAGACGCAGCCTGTTCTTGAGCTGCCAAAAGCATGTCTCTCTGACGCTGCTCTTCAGCTTGTCTGCTTTGCGTTATGGCATCAGTTGTTGCGCCAGCATCAAATGTCTGAAAAGGTTGCCCAGTAAGAGGGTTTATGCCTTCCATTTGATTAGGAACTGCTTGTTGTGGAGTTAAGAGCGCCCCTGCTTGTGGCGCTCCCATTGGGTTAGTGCCGCCAAGAAGTGATGCAATTCCCGTAGGAACGCCATAGTTAGGATTTCTTGAAAGCAAAGGTTGGCCTTGCATTTGACCGTAGCCAACTGGAACGCCGGGAGGAGTAAAAGAATTAGCGGGAGTTGTTGGCGGTGCAAAGCCAAGCTGTTGAGCTTGAGCGCCTGTCTGCATGGTGTTATCAAACAATGCCATTACTGATACTCTCCAGTTCTAATCATTTCGGTAACTTCTACCGCCCTATTTCCAACCTGCTCGCTCCAGCGTGAATCCATAAACTCATCCGCTGCAATATCAAACTGCTCTCGACTCATAGCGGTAATAGCTTTTACAAAACCGCGCAGTCTTGTCTGACCTAGATTGAAACTAATATCAATCATTGCATCCTTTCGGGCTTCGTTCAGAGCAGCAAACCAAAAATAAGTGTCATCAAGCTCTTCGCGCACACGCCTTATGTCATTAGCTAGTAAATACTCAATCTCATCATCAGCTAATCCAATACCGCCATTTTCGTCTATATTGCGACCAACGCCTACAGTAATCATGTTCTCTGAACATTTGTACGCATGGCTACGAACACCTTCGTGACGCTTTAACATTCCTATTAACTGAATACCCATTACTTCTCCCTGCTCACACCTCTGGTCTTCTCGTAGCTTCTCATAGCGCCAAGACCCAACATTCCAGTCATAGTAGTCATCAACAGCGAGGGGTCTATCTCTGGAACCTCTACCCATATGCCTGCGATGGGTGCAATCAGTACATGATACAGAAGACCCAGACTACAGCACCAACCGATGCTTGGCCTCCATCCAGCCACAAACAACGACTTGTGAGCGGCCTCAACCTTATTGATCTCCATTTGGCCCTTGGCAAGTTCAGCGGCATGGCGCTCTGCAAGCGTACTCAACTCAAAGGCAATACGATTCTTCTCGTCTTTGTCTTCAATAACCTTGTCGAGCAATGACGTTGCTGGGCCTATGAGGGAGCTTAAAATACTCATGCCCACCCACTGTATCTAGCAAAGCACTTTGGACAAAGTAGTTTTAATTTCAAATGCACAAAGTCCATGACGCCTCCTTTTTTCTTGCAACGGGCGCAACGCAACGTAACTCGTCGCTCTTCGCTTACCGTCTGCTCATCCAAGCCTGTACACCCATGTGCGCTCCAATCACCCCAGCCATACTTATGTAGAATAGTCCGACCAGATCCGACAACGCGCTGACTCTAGTTTCTGCCACAAACGGAGAGACAAGCAAAACTGTAAGTATGATAACCGATAGCAAGCAAACCCAAGCCATACGGCGCTGAGAATCAGCCTTTTCTTCAGCGACCTCCATCTCAAGGATGCGATCAGCTTTTTCAATTTCATCATCACTAACAATCCCATCGTTATCTAGGTCTAATGAATCGTATCGGCTTTTTGTCTGTAGTTTTTTAGGACTCATCAATCCACCGACTTCTTCGGGTCTCTAAATAGTATCTTAGTACCCGCATCAGCGACATTGATCTGACGAACACGGCAGTATGACTCAAAGAACCTATTTCTACCGCCATTCTGAAAGCCAATTGACTGGTTATTTAGCGCATCTGAGTATTCTAAACACGACGTAAGTTCTTGAAAGTAGAACTCTTCTCCCGTGGGCTGACCTCTCTCAACCAGTATCAATACAAAGATCATCATGGTCATGCGCGTATGTCCAATAGGCTTTGCCCAGATACCTTCAACGTAGATGTGGCTATCTCTCCGCTACGAAACTCGTATACGAACTCACTGTACTTTGTCGTTGCTGCCACCTTTGTGGTTCGTATGTTGGATACTT